GGGCTGCTCCAGCTTGAATAGCATTTGTTAATGTTGTAGTGCTAATGCCTTGTTGAGAAGCCACTTGCTTAATAGCATCTGCTGTAGACATTCCAGTGCTCTGCACTAAAGAAGCCACTTGGTTTACAGCATTTGTTGTTTGAGCTGCTGAATCTGAAATGCTCTTAGCTAGTGTTGTATTGCCGGATGTCAAGGCATTAATAACATCTGTATTGCCACCTTGAACTGCCTTGATAATGCTCTGATCACCTGTGGCCATAGCAGCTTGAAGTGCTGCGCTACTAGAGCTAACTGTTTGACCTAAAGCACCTAAGCCTGCGGTTGTTTGGGCTGCTCCAGCTTGAATAGCATTTGTTAATGTTGTAGTGCTAATGCCTTGTTGAGAAGCCACTTGCTTAATAGCATCTGCTGTAGACATTCCAGTGCTCTGCACTAAAGAAGCCACTTGGTTTACAGCATTTGTTGTTGCTTGACCTGATGTTGTTACTTGTTGGCCTAAAGTATTTAAGCCTGCTTGTGTTTGGCCACTAGCTGTTTGAATAGCGTTTGTAAGAGTGGTTGTATCAATACCTTGCTGAGCGGCCACTTGCTTAATAGCGTCCACTGTGGTCATTCCAGTGGATTGAACCAATTGAGCCACTTGGTTTACAGCATTTGTTGTTGCTGTTGTTCCAGCGGATACTTGTTGACCAACATTAGTTAAACCAGCTTGTGTTTGATTTGCGGTGTTTGTAATTGTTGCTGCAAGTTGAACATTTCCTGCAACTAATGCGTTAATAACATCCACGTTACCAGCTTTTACTTGATCTACAATATTTTGATTGCCTGTGGATAATGCTGCTTGCATTGCAGCATTATTTGAATTAACTAAATTAGTTAGTGTGCTAGTATCTGTTGGAGTAGTCACTGGAGTAGTAGTCGGTGTAGTAGTCGGTGTAGTAGTCGGTGTAGTAGTCGGTGTAGTAGTCGGTGTAGTAGTCGGTGTAGTAGTCGGTGTAGTAGTCGGTGTAGTAGTCGGTGTAGTAGTCGTTGGTAATCCACCAGTTTGTGTTTGATTTGCGGTGTTTGTAATTGTTGCTGCAAGTTGAACATTTCCTGCAACTAATGCGTTAATAACGTCTGTATTGCCAGCTTTTACTTGATCTACAATATTTTGATTACCAGTGGATAGTGCTGCTTGCATTGCTGTGCTATTTGTATTAACTAAATTAGTTAATGTGCTAGTGTCTGTTGCAGGTGTAGTAGTTGGTGTAGTAGTTGGTGTAGTAGTTGGTGTAGTAGTTGGTGTAGTAGTGGGTGTAGTAGTCGGTGTAAATGTTGTTCCTGCCGTTGTTGCTGCTTGCTGTGCTGCTTGTGTTGCTTGCGCTGCCTGTTGCGCTGCCTGTTGCGCTGCCTGTGCAGTATCTACTGCTTTAGTTTGAGCAATAGGATCATTAGGTGCAGCATCTGCTTGCACTTTTGCAATAGCTGCAGCTTGTGTTGCTGCATCTGCTTTTGTTTGTGCTTGTTGAGCAAATGCTGAAGCGGCAGTAAAAGTATCAAACAATTCACTTTGCGATGGAGCTATTGTGGTATCTGTACTTGGAGCTACTGTAGTGTCTGTACCTGAAGTATATGTTGGTTGTGCAGCCTCTGTCAAACCTTGAGTATTTAACGTTTGTTGAATTGTGTTTGGCTGTGTTGTACTTGGTGTTGTTGTGGTTGTACTGCTAGGTACTCCAGAGATTGAAGCATCTCCTGTATTTGATGCACCATTTGCACCAGGTGTTGCTGCTGCACCGGCTGCGGCAGAGGATGCTGCGGCAGCTCCTGCTATTGGGGGAGGGGCGGGAACAGCTACTTGACCACTAACATCAGATGATCCTGTTAATAACTGAATTGCATCCTCTACCATTTTTTGAACGCCACCTGCAGGAGGAACTGCTGAGGAGTCATACACCGTCATATTACGATTATCACCTGCTGCTCTTAAAGCATCTGCAGTTCGATAGTCAACAGGTGTTGTAACTGATGTGCCCGGAACAGATACATCGGTATTGTATACTTTGCCACCCCAATAAAATGCCTGTAACCCATCACTTCTTGCTTTACTAAAAGCATCATCAAAACTACCACTATATGACATAGCACTTTTTTGAGCTCCGGCCATGTCATTGTTGTTTAATGCGTTGATTACTTCTCCGTCACCTGCAATTACTTTGTTTGTTACAGCAATATTCCCCAATGCCAATGCTGCTGCCATAGCTTTGTTATCTGGATCCGCTGGATTAAACTTTATTTTAGTATCATACGTCGGTGGAACAGCTGTCTCACCAGGGGACGGTATTCTATCTGGAACTGTTCCGCTAGGAGGTATAGACGCAGGAACTAGCTCATTGCCTGCTAAGCCGCTTCCTGTAGGCACTGTTTCTGGAACAGCGCCTGTAACTGGAATAGATGCAGGAACTAATTCGTTGCCTGCTAGTCCACTTCCATTTTTTTCTAACTCCAAAGCAGCAGACTGATCACCAATTAATTTGGTGATGTCATTGTATTTAATTGGTTGTGCTGCCGCACCAACAATTTGACCAATATTGTTTGTTAATGCTGTCTGAATGTCTTGGCCGTTTAATGTAGCATTCATAGCTACTTTTGTTGCCGCCGCGACCACATTCGCCGCTTTTGCTAAATCGTCAGGAATAATGCTTGCTGTAATGTTGCCCGCGTAGTTTCCAAGTGCTGTGCCAACTAAGTTATTAGCTATCTTTTCTACTAAGTTATCGGTGTTACCGCCGGTTGCTACGGTTTGTAATGCAGTAGATACCGCGCTAGAAATTAAACTGGTAGCCTGGGATGTTGTCATACCAGCGGCGTTAGCTATTTCGGCAATTTGGGCCATACCTGCGATGGAACCATTTGCACCACCAATCAAACTAGATATTGCCTCTGGAGCTGCTCCAGATATGCCACCACCAATTGCTCCGGCAATTGCTGCCTTGCCAATATCTCCACCATTGATAGCTGCCATACCAGCGGACACACCGGCGCCCATAACCGCCGCGCCAGCCGCTGTGGCCATGGCAATACTTTCTATGCCCAGCGCCTGACCAATTGCTAATGACGCACCACCGGTAAATGGTGCTAATGCAATACTGGCCATAGCAACAAGGCCTGGCACTACACCACCAAACCCGCCCATTTTATTGTTTGCTGCTTCCTGAGCAGCAATGGCATCTCTTTCGGACTGTATTTGTTGGCTAACAACGTTTTGGGCAATAATCTTGCCTTGAGGACCAAGTAACCAATATAATTGACCTGTAAGTCTGTTTCCAGTTTCCCAGCTTCTACTTTTTTGAGCGTTCCAAAGTTGTTGGGCTATGTCATTAATTTGACCTTGATCTGGCTGGTAGCCAGGACGCAAAAACATTGGACCAACGGATGGATCACTGGCCACTTTTTGAACAATTGCAATCTGCTGATCTGGCGTCATGCTACTAAAGCCAGGTGTTTCGTCGATTGTTTTCTTTAATAGCGCAGAGTAATCTGTATTTACTGGGCCGCCACCGTAGGTCTCACCCAAACCAGCCGCTTGAATTGCGGTTGTTCCGGATAGCCCAGCATCGACCGTTGACTGAACTGCTTGGGCGCGTTGTAAATTAGCTGACGGTAAACCTTCAGTGAGCGCACTATTCCAAAATCTTGCCTGCGCCTCCGGCGATAATTGATTAACCTGACCCTCTACAGATCGACTTCTTTGTAGGTTATCTAAATAAAGTTGTGGCACACCATTGGTTGCCAGACCTACCATTGCAGCTGGAGGAACCCAAGCTAAGTCTGGTCTTGAGTTTGAAACATTTACCGCATTCAGTATTGTATCTGTGCTAGTGTCACCACCAATTAACTTTTGTGCATTTGCAAATTTATCATACGTTGCTTTATCGGCAGATGAAAGCGCGTCATACTGAGCATTAATTTGATTTACCGGTGTTTTATTAATGAAATCAGTAAGTGAGCCTGTCTGTCCTTGATCTGTATACAGAGATTTTGCGTACTCATTAGCCCAACCGCCTTCATCAATACCTGCCATTGCAATATTATTTACAAACTGAGAAAAAGCGTTATCGCCTAATTTACGAGCATCTGGAATTGCAGCAAGAGCATCTTGTACTTGACTAGCAGAAGGTGAGGTTGCAGTGCCATACCTAGCAGCAGAATCTGCTAATGCCTTATCAATTATTGATTGCTGTGATTCTTCTTTGGTGGGGATATGTACCGTTGATGCTTCTGGAATTACTGCTTCTGATAACCTAGAACTTGTAGTGTTAGCTTGTGCTGCTTGTTCTTTAGCAACTTGTTGTGCCTGCGATGCAGCTTCTTGCGCGGCTTTCGCGGCGGCAGCTTCTTGTGCTGTTTTGGCAGAGGCTGCGGCCTGGTCTGCGGCTGCTTTATCAGCAGCGGCTTTATCGGCGGACGCTTTAGCTGCCGCAGCATTTGTATCGTTTACAAAACCATATATAGATTTACCAGTGGGGTCTTGGCTAAAAAGTTCATTAAATTTACCCCACCACTGATCACTTGTCATTCCAATGGGTGGCTGCCCCGAATGGACTGGGTCATTATTTACTTGGTTCCACAATCCCATTTTATACGCATCCGCTGGAGTACCAGCCATATACCCAGCCATTTGCATACCTAAAGCACCTACATAACCACTAATAGCGCTAGGGTCCCAACTAGCTACCTCTGGGTGTTGTGCTAGTTCATTTCTTACGGTATTTTCCCAACCCACCTGTCCATACCCCATACGAGTAAAGCCATATAGATCATCTAAATACTTTATAGCATCATCTATTGAAGATTGATAACTCATAAATAGTCACCAATATGCTCGAGAGCAGTTCTGCCAATGTTGGCTAATTTGTAGTTAGTTTGAGCAGAAAACAGCATTATCTATTGAGTGACCACTTTAAAGTTTTGATGGGTTGCTGCTATATATAATAATACAAAAAAAGCGGTGTAACCGCCCTTTTAACGACTTGGACCGTTAATTATCTGGGTAAACTCCAGTGCCCAGTCCTGCCAGCTGGGGAACCTATCTGGGTCCGGAACAGGGTAAACGCTAAAGGTTGGAAGCTGCGCCACATTGGCCGCTGTTTGCTTCCAGTTAAGCTCGTTATTGTAGGGGATTGGCTCCTCACCATAAAACATAATGAGGTTGCCGTTCCAAGACTCCCAGCTTGAACCTGACGGGGAAAACGGAAAGAACTTCTCAAATGACATTACGGCCTCTCGTCACCAAACTCTGCAGTGATTAGGTTACGACCCATCTCATAGTTACCATTAATTTCGTTTGATGCAAACTTAAGACGAACAAGGCGATGCTCAACACGAAGGTCAATCTTACCGGTCTCTTGGTTGAAGTAGTACGGCCCAGAGTTTTCTTCGCTTTGACCAGAGGCAAATTTACGACCTAAAATAGTCATAGACATATTGCCTGTCTGTAAGAAGTTAGGCTCCACGCGTCGTAGGTGCATACGGCGGTTAATACCGGTTATAGCGTTTTGACTCGGTGTTCCGGTTAACCAACTAATGTCACAAGTAGTAATGCTAGAGTATACCGCGCGCTCACCGTCTATAGCAATCTCATTAGTGCCAAACTCATGCTGCCAAATATTAAACCCACCAGTGATATAAAATACCAAATCACCTGCAACGGGAGGTGTTATAAAATCATCAAAATCTACCGAAACAGTAATTAATGTAACACCTGGGGTGCCAATGGTGGTATCATAAATATGTACCGCATTAGTAATTAAAAAACTGTTATTAAAGCTATTAGCCACATTAAATGTTAACCACTCACCAGGGTTAAACATTGGGGTCAAGTCACCCTCAACGTAGATTTGGTTTGCGGCTGGTGGAGGCAAACTGGCTGGGTTATCAATAACTGTGTATGGCCTACCAAAAATTGGGTTATAGTTCCAATCGGCCCAAATAGGTGTTGGAAAAATCTCGGTAGTGTAGCCACAAGATCTTTGTGAACCAACCGCTTGTCCAGCGTCGTACCAGATCTGATCCTTGGTGTTGTAGATAATAGCGTCGGTACATTCCGTCGCTGTGCCTCTAGGATAAAAGAACCAAATCTCATTATAGCGTGGCACCTTAGTGGCCCACACTTTTTGACGTTGTGCATAGTTGAGGTTGTTATAGAGCCAGTTTACGTTTTTATCATTAGGCAACACCTGAACTTGTCCGTTATACATATAGAAACGGTCAACGCCCATCCAAAAATACACACCATCCATCTCCGCAACGGAAGAGGATGACATGATTGAGATTTGGCTAGAAACAATATCGTACGTCCAATACAGACTTGCAGCCTGTGAGTTAAACGACACACGAATTAAACTATCGGTGGCCCAGAATAAACCTGACGGCGAATTGGTACCACCACGTACGGTCATGCCCTTAACAATCTTGGATGCAGCAACGTTGTTTTGATTGGCAAAGGTGCCATTCCAATCCAAAAGATTGCGTTGGTTGTAATTTGTAAAGTCTACGTTATTGTTGGCAATGTAGCCGTGTGAGCCGTACACAAAAATAAATGGGTACAGAACACATACACCTCCGTCTACTGAGACTGGCTGATAGGTTGGGTTTTGCCCTAAGCTGTCAGATAAACCAGCAAAGTTCCAAGTATCGTTTGCGTCAGGTGTAATTTTGCCGTATAGTACCTGTGTTGCAACGCCGTTGTCAATGTTAGACAGATTAAGGCCAGGATGAGCTAAAACATTTAGTTCACCCGTTATTGGGCTGTATATTGAATCAAACTGCCAAATATTTCTGTATGGCCCATTTTCTGGGTCTGGTGTAAAGATAGTATCATTTAACCAAACAGAATCAATTGGTCCTGTGGGGCCAGTTGGTGTATAAGTGATTGTTGTTTGGGCAGGAGGTCCAGTAACGTAAGTGGCTCCGCTGCTAGTATATACCGTTGATGTACCATCCTGCGACATAATAAACTCAGCGCCGCTAGGTAGCGTTACGGAGGCATCACCGGGAATTACTAGCTGAGTGTCTGTGTAGGAGCTTACAGGAAAGTAAACAGACCCTGGAAGCATATTAACAATGTAGGGGCCGCTACCTGATGCGTAGTTATCATTAGTAATAAATACATTTAATGACTCATAGTTACCAGCAAAGATGTAGTTTACACCGTTATGTGGCTGTGAAATTAATCCACGGTAGATACCAACTAGACTGTTAAAGATGGATTTATACCCACCCATTTTCTTTGGTTCACCACGTTGAAAGCGGCACCAAACACCGTCGGTGTATTGATCGTTTTGAAAGAGGGTACCATCCCGCTTTATTCCCGCTGGTACCGCTAGGGAATAAATCTGTGTGTATTGCGAGGAGCCCTGTTGCTGATTATCAGCAGCCATCAGAACGTTCCACCGTCAATCAAAGCTGCTGTCAAATTGCCTGTAGTAGTGTTTCCGGCTGTTAAATTACCAGTACTAAGTGATGTAGAGCTTAATGTTCCGGTTGTTGTATTACCTAATGTGGTTGAGCCGGCTGTTAAATTACCAGTACTAAGTGATGTAGAGCTTAATGTTCCGGTTGTTGTATTACCTAATGTGGTTGAGCCGGCTGTTAAATTACCAGTACTAAGTGATGTAGAGCTTAATGTTCCGGTTGTTGTATTACCTAATGTGGTTGAGCCGGCTGTTAAATTACCAGTACTAAGTGATGTAGAGCTTATTGCTAAAACAGTTAAGTCCCCGGATATATTTATTGGGGCATTAACAGTGACAATTGGGTTCATTACATCGGAGCCATCGGCCTCAATTAATTGAACTCCGTTTGCGCTTAAACCTAAAACACCACTACCAACTAAATACATACCAGTGGCTGTATCGGTATTAAATGAGAAAGCAGGAGCCGCGGCAGATCCATCGGCTGCATAGAACGTACCGGTTGAGCTTGATGTCAACGGGTAGATTGTTGTTCCATCACTTAAAACGGTTGCTATACTACCTGCAGTTAAAACAAACGGTGGCTCCATACTACCTTCGTTTACAAAGGTAATGTTATAACCGGATTGGTTGGTGTTGTTCACCAAAATATAAATTTGAGTAATCGCAGGAAGTGTTACTGCCAAAGTAGTTGAGCGTGTGCCTGACTGTGCAATGTACGTCTGAATAATTGGGGCAAATGATGTTAGGTTAAATGTATTCCCAACGATTGCATCAACGTCGTACGTTGCCGCTGTAAAGGTAACGGCAGACGGAGCAGTTAAACCAACAGTATAAAAATCGTTTGTTGATGTATCAAATAAAATAAATCCTGAATCACCAGGATTAAAATTTAAAGAAATTTGACCGTTAATGGTTGATGGTGAAACTGGTGTTACTGTTAGTTCACCTGTTCCGTTATTACGAAGGCCAATGAACCAACCAGAAGAAAGTATTGAATAGTTTGGTAAATTAAATGATCCGGCACCGCTGTTCCATACAAACGTTGCCGCACGGCTTTGATCATTAACGGTTGGTGTTGCTGTAATGTTTACAACGTTTTGTGTTGTTACTAACTTACCAGATAAGGTAGATAATCCAAGACCAGCCAATGTGGCAGCATCTGCGTAGGATGTACCCACACCAAACGCCACATTGTTCCACTCACCCGCTGCGGATGTATTATCAATTAGGTAGTAATATAATGACTGACCAACGGGTACACTGACTGAGGCACCACCGGTGTTATCAGTAATTGTAAAAGCAAACGCACCGAGGTTACGGAAAAGAATATCAGATCCAAGTGTGCCTTGATCTGCCGCTGGAAGAGCAATAGATAAACCGCCGACGCTGGCTACACAGTCAATAATACGGGCAGCAACAACTTGGGAGCCATTAACCGTAGATGGCCAGAAAAGTTCTTGGTTTGTACTAAACGGAAGCGCTGCGTAGGATACATCCGTTGGGGTAACAACGGTTCCTGTAAATGGCGATGTGTATACTGGGGTGGTCATATATTTTTTACTCTATTAAATGTGTGGCCTTTATGCGATTTGCGTTTGCCATTGATACATTTGTAAACATTGGGATTTTGAAATCCTGCGGCCATTAATTCCGCAGATCCTTTACCTACATAAAATATTTTTCCATTGGGCATAGTATGTACATAAGTATAAAACATATTACGGTTCTTGCACAGTAACGTTTCGGTCAATGCGACGAGAGTTATCTTCTTTTTTGAGCGCGGTAATCGCGTCTGTATAGTAGCTTTTCCACACTGGCAATTTATCAATTGCCTTTAAGTAGCCTTGGGCTTGTAGTAACGTCCCAAACAACATGGCCTGCGGCGCAATGGATGTCCAAAGATTTTGTTGGTTTTGCGCGTCTAATGGTTGAATTTCAGCAAAATAAATAATTTCTACTGGGTATGACTGGTCTGGGTTTGGCGCAAAATTCCAGTTGCTATAATCATAATCTGCGTAGTACTTAGGAAAACTCGGGTCAGACTCAGATAAGTACTGCGCTACGTAGTCTTGGCTACGTAAAAGAACGGGCTTACCATTCACCTTCATTGACACTGTTTTACGCCAGCGGGCTGGTTTGTTAAGAACTTCTTGGTTTTGTGCCAAGGAGGTTTCAACAACGATGAGCTGCATGTATGTCTTTAACTCAGCGGCAATCGACGACTCAGCCAACGCGATCAGATTAGGAATCTGCGCAATAAAGTCTGGGTCATTACGCTCCATGTATTGCTGGACATTTAACACCAGCGAGTCATAAGTTTGAATAACGCTCATCCTAACACCTCGTAACCATATTTTTTAGCATTTCTATAAATTCTGTTTGTTAGTGTTGAGTACTTAATATTCAAAAAATAAGCCAATTCTTCAAAACTATTATGAATAATACCTTGATATTTAACTTTTACTTTTTTAATATCAGATAATTTTTTCTTTGTTTTATTTGATAATTTCTTACCAATTAACCAAGGTGTTGGTCTTGTTTTTCCTTTTAAAGGACTAACATAATTATCGCCCCTATATTGGGTCATTGGTGGTTTTGCACCGCCTTCTGCAATGTTCCAACCAATTTGTTTTATTGGTCTAATTTTAGATTCTAAATCATAACAATATTTTTCTTCACCAATTAAAACAATTTGCTTTATTAATTTATCCCAACCATATTTTTTAATTGCCGCTTTTAAATGCTGGTTACCAGAATACCGGCTGTGTCTTAAAAATCTAGCTTCAGTATTACTGGATACACCAACGTATCCCTGACTAAACATATCAGTGTGATCTTCACAGTGAATCCAATACAATGAAGTGCTCATCTCGTATAATACGAAAAATTAGGTTGGAAGTAGATAGGTGACTTATCGCGCTCTTCTTGGGCCGCGTCGTACTCTAACTTAGTGGCCTGGGCCTCTAAGTACTGAATACGTGGTAAGTCTATTTGTGGTAACTGAATTGCCAATTTATGTGATAGTAACGCCTGAACGGCACCAATCCAGCGATTAGGAACGTACAGCTCATTGGTCAATGAACCAACGTCCTGTAATTCTTTTTCAATAATTAATTGAAATAACTGAAAGTCATTGTTAGGAACCGGCCACAAATACATTGATGGGTCAATGGTTCGGTCGTACCAATACTGTAACGTACGCTGGCTTGGGAACTGTTTGTTTGGTAGGTTCCAGTAGTCGTCGCGGTTTAGGCGTGCCATTGGAATGACTTGTTGGCTTGTGGAGAAAGCAATTTGACGTAATGAAAACGTAGGTAATACTGTCTCCCTGAGACGGTAAAAAACATGTGGCTCAGTTAAATTGATATTGAAATACTTCCACTGGCTATCACTTAAGGTAACCTCTGGAAATATTTGTTTGGTATACCAGGTAATACCGTCGTCGCTGTACTCATACACTAAATTGTACGTTGTGGTTCCGCTTGGTGCGTAAGCATTAAAGCCAACGTAGTAAATGCTTTGACCTTGTGTGTATGTAGCACCAAACCAATTCTCACCTATAGTTGACGTAGCAAAACTATCTAGGTTGCCATCAAACAAGATGGATGCGTTAATGTTTGTTACCGGAATAACGTCTGTGGGTTGTGGGGTTACGGTGTAGACCCAGTTAGCCTCACGCACGTCAATGGTGCCCGGAGGCAACGAAAGAGATTGTTGTGTGTTTAGTGGGGCAATTAAGTAGTTCTCTAACATCCACAGGTTCACGCCACGATTGGACATGTTCATTAAGATATAGAAAAGGGCCTGCCTGGCCGCGTCTACATACTCTGGTGTCATCTCCTCCGCGGTTTTCCCTGCGTCGCGAAACGCATAGGAAATCAGCTGATCAACGTTGATCTTAGTTTGATTGGTGGTACCAGAGTACGCCATGATTTATTTGCTCACTTTGCCGCGCTTAACTTTACCACCGCGTTTTAATTGGCTTTTTACTAAATCATTTACATTAACTTCTGGTCCAGTATATTTCGGGATAGAAGTTTTTGGCTCTGGAGATTCTTTATAGGTTTTAGCCATCCCCATACTTTTACGAACTACATCGTTAATATCTGGAGTTGGGCCTACATTTCTTTTTACCGCAGCAGACGGAACAGCCGCAGTATTTTTAGAAGGTGGCAAACCTGTTGATTTACGCACATAAGCATCTAGGTCAACATCCCCACCATCAGCATATTTTTTAACTTTACCACCACATGCCATTTTAGGCATCTTTTTAAAATCTTTCATTATCGACCTCGGCCAGCGGCCCGTTTAGTTATTTTTTGTGGGAGATTAGGTTTTGCTTTACCAGCCTTGACAAACTCTTTGCCAATCTTTTTAGGGATACCGAGGGTGGATTTACCCTCGGCGGCTGCGTACATTGCGCCTAATTGCGCTTTAGATTTGATAGGCATTATTTCTTTGCCTTTCCACCCTTTTTCATACCACCTGGCAAAGGTGCTGGGGGAGGAGCGCCGGCGCCCATAGGAGGTTTTGGAGGTGCCATAGGAGGCGCTGGGGGAGGTGTTAATCCTGCTGCTGCTGGGCTTTGTTTAATTAATTCGCTTTGCTGTGATGGGTCTAATGCCATAGCACGTTTCATTTTTTCAAGCGCACGGCGTTTTTCTAATTCTGAAATTGCACCTTGGCCAGCTAAAGCGCTACCGCCATCAGCCATCTTTTTTACAGACTTACCACCGCAAAACTTAGCGGGTGTGTTTTTTGAGATCACAGCTGCTTTGGATGGAGCATCTGCTTTTCCAGGTTTGATGTTTTTTACTGCCTCAATAGCATCTAAATCACCAGATTTTTTCTTAGCTTCGTATACATTGGATACTGTTCCGCCAACTTTATACTTGTTTGGTCCACCCTTAGCGCCTGATGGGGCTGCGGCTGGCTTAATAAATTTACGTGCTGTGCCAAGTTCTTTCTTAGCGCGACCACCTTTTTTGAGTTTAGAGAGGTCAGTCTTTTCACCTTCGTGCTCTTGTTTGTCGTGCATGGAGATTGCTTTTTTAACAATGGCTTTATCTTGAGCAATGTCAGCAGACATCTCTTCTTTATGCTCCTTGCGTGACTCATACTTTACTGAGCCACCCTCACGAAAACATTGCATCTTAGGTTGTTTTTTAAAACCTTCCACGTTACTTCTCCTTTATGTTGTTTTTTATCCAATCTGCAAATTTATGTAATTGCTCTGAATTTGCATTTTGTTTCATTTTATTTGCTAAATAGGATACCCATACAACATTTCCCTCGATATATCCTAGTTCAGGTTTGATTCTATCTAGCGAGGGAAAGTTATCTTTTGTTGAATTAAAACCTGTGCTTTTTGTCCAACTTAATGAGGAACCAAAAACAGGGCAATTATCTGTTGCAATTGAGACTAAATACTCTAAAGATACAGTAAACGGTATATTATTTTGCTTTGCCCTACATTTTCTGGCGGATGCTATTTGACTTATATGTCCCGCTTTTGTGGATCGTTGCTTATAATATCCTTTTAATCTTTGTTGCTTTTTATCCGTTTCGGATAATAGAGCATATCTTTCTTTTGTAGGCATTTTTAACTCCAGTAAGTTTAATTTGCGGAAGCTAGTTTATGTACTGGCATAAACAAAAGCTGCAGGCTTTGTTCGCTTCCTATATATAATAATACAAAAATAAGGGTGTTTACGCCCCTAGAAACAGTGCTCTTTCGCGCTCCCGGCGCTTTTTAAGGACCGGTGGTTTGTTCCACATCAAGATGGCGTCTGCTGCCCCCTTGAGGTCGTTCTGGTTAATTTTCTTTAGTACGGTGGACTTCTTAAAGTTAGTCTCGCCAATATTGAAGCACAGGCTGTACAGGGCGTCGAATTGATGCTGTGCAAGGGGTACCCTCACCGATGACTCTACGGCCTCGCTACACCACCTTAAATCGCTTTTAAGCAGCTCTTTGACTTCCTGATCAGACAGTGTGGCGTTGATAAGGTGCTGCTCATTGGCTTTAATGAGGTGCCCCACACCAATCGTTAATAGCCCCTTGGAGTCCCGGTATGCACTATTACGCACACCTTCCTCTTTTTCAATGAAGGCCAGGGTAGATTCTGCAATAGCCATAAGGTTCTCTTCAATGTGTGTGTACTTGTTTGTTATGTGGATTATGGCAAATATGCTCAGAAACCACATCAATACTGCAATTAGCTTTTTATTCATTTATGCTCCTTACTTTGTATCATAATAATACAAATTGGGGTACGAGGCTACTTTATCGCGTCGTATTGTAAATAGCAAGCCTTTAAGGCTTCTCGGATTGTATCTGCTCTAGCGGCTTCCCGGAGAGCCAATTCTGCGTCCTCAGCATAAAGCTGGGATCCAGTACAGTAGCCGGTAGTTTGTCCATTTGGGGAGCTTTGGGCGCGACTGGGACGTTTACGCAGCTCGCTAATAGCATCGACAAGCTGACTGTTAATATTACGGATCTGAGCATTCTTTTCTTTCTCTATTTTGTCTGTTGCGTCTTGGTGCTTTCTTTCAGCTGTTGCTGTTTGCGCAACGATCGTTGCTTTATAAGCTACAAACCGGCTGTGTTCAAAGCTGTACCCAAGATACATGGCAAGCAAAAGCGCCGCAATGGCAGCACCAAGTTTTATGTAGGTAAGAATTGGTAATGGAAACATTATTTATCCAATGGCTGGGTGGTAACAAACCGTAGCACCGCCACGATGATACCTACAAAGATCATAATGCCGCCGTAGTATTTGGGCTCAACTACGGACTGCAGGTACTGTAGGTTATCCATTAAAGCACCGAAAATAACTAACGCCAAGGAGAACCAAAGCGTCTTGGATCTCGTCATGCGTTTCATCTATCCACCTTTTTGTCTAGCTTGTCCTCGATGCGGTGAAGGGCTTTTAGGACCTCGTTCCACCGGTCGTTGAAGTCGTCCTTGGTAACGTAGTGCATTGGCAAACTTTCTCGAAGGCTGGACAAGTCTCTTTTAAGGTCCTGTACGGCGTTCCAGAGTTCCCTGCAAAACCATCCCAACACAGTACAGATAATTGGGATGAGGATGTTAAATACATCTTGCAGGTTCATATCAACTACTCCAAATTTCAGCTGGGGGTGTTGGCCAAGCAATATTTCCAGGTGTGGGATTTAAAGCAATATCTCGTATGTTGCTTCTGTAATACAACCAAGCAGGTTGATTGGTGAGGTAGGGGTTTGATTGGTTTGGGTTACCTACGGCCGGAATGGAGGTCCAGTCGGTATCAGAAAGAATTTGGTCGGCAGTTGCTTTATTATTTGCCGCACTAATTGGTGGAATAACGGGGGCAATAAATTTACCGTTAATGTAGTGGTAACCAACACCAGCGGTTGTATCTATTGGAATTTGTACCGCAGTAGTGCCTTTAGGTGGTGCCCAATCGCTTGACCCATCCCAGACACAAGTATTAATCACTAAAGTATTTTCTATAATTGCATAATTTGACATATCTATCACCATGAAATAACAACTATTATTCCGTCTGCACCATTGCCGCCTGCACCAGAATTTCCTAAAGAATCAACGGAAGCACCACCACCGCCTCCACCGCCACCATATAACGCACCAGCACCACCATTACCACCATTGGTTAGTAATGACGCTTGTCCACCGCCGCCACCGCCACCACCATAGATACTG